CTTGGGTGTAGACGCGCTCTTTCTTACTGAGTTTCTGGATATTGCGGCTGGTATCGACATCAATGTCCTCACCCACCAACGGCTTAAACCCACACTTCGGGCAGACATAGACCCCCGCTGGCTTCATGTAGTGGCAGGAGGAACACTCTTTCGGTAACTTCTCTCGCTTCTCCTGCTCCCGGTAACTGTCACGGGTTTTCATGCCGTCATTCTTGCGGGGCAGTTCGTCATATTCGATATCATCGGGATAGCCAAGGCGGTGAACCGTGCCGGAGTGATCCAGAATGATAGCCCTGTCTTTACCCGGTGCCGGACGCAGGGATCTACCTATTGACTGCAACCACCGGATCTCTGACTTGGTGGGACGGGCGTAGATAATGCACCGGACATCACTGTCAAAACCCGCCACGAGAACTCCAATATTCACAATGATTTTTGTCGCACCCTGCTCAAAGCGATGGATGATCAAATCCCGTTCATCCTGGGGCGTGTTGGCTGTCATGATCTCAGCATTCACCCCGGCACGATTGAATTCGACCGTGATAAAGTTGGCGTGGCTGACATTGACACAGAAGCAGATAGTGGGCTGATTTTCGCCCAGCTTAAGCCAGCTACTGACCACATCCCCCACCAAATCAGCCCCGCACATGATTTCGGCTATCTCGTCTTCCTTGTAATCGCTGCCGTAGTCGTCATTGCGGGCAGACTTCACCTTGCTTAAATCGGGCTTGGTCGGTGCGTAAAACTCGTAAGGACTCAGGTCACCACGCTGGATTAATTCTTTTATCGTGGTGGGCTTTATCAGCTTCTGATAGTAGTGACCGAGGAACGGCGAGAAAGGCGTGCCTGACAATCCCACCACCTTACAGTCTGTTTCTGAGGTCAGCCGTGTGATCTCTTCCAGTATCTTTTTGCGTTTCAGGTGCGCCTCATCAATCACCAGCAGATTAATGTCTTCGGGAAAGTCACGGCGGATCAGCGTGTCAGCCGACGCAATCTGAATCAGCTTTGACGGGTCTTGATTGGGGTGATCACGCCAGATATAGGCGATTTCATCCTCCGGCAATCCATACTCGATAAAGCGCTGGGCGGTCTGGTTTATCAAGACAAGGTATGGACATATCATCATGACTTTCATCCCCTTGGATATAAAACCGTCTGTGATGAAGGCAGATAATCCGGTTTTGCCTGCGCCTGTGGGGGCATAGACCATGAAAGAATCGAAGTTCTTCCAGTTCTGACGCAGCATGTTTAAAGCGCGCTCTTGGGCAAAGTTGGGAGTAATGGTTAGCATCTCTTCGCCCCTTATTTATTTTTTATTTATAGTAACCGTGCGATACTTTGCCGCAGGTAACTCTCCGTTGCCGACTGCAAGAGCCGAATCAGTCTCACTCGCCAAAGTTTCGCTGTTCGGTTTCTTGCCTCCTTTGATTTTCAGTTCGTTTTTCCACTCATTGATAATCCGCTTACTGTCCTCGGCGTGCTCACGTGCAGGCATGTTGCTGTACTGGCGCGCATAATCGATTTTATGGAAGTGCGGGTTTGTTATTGCCGGTGCGACAATGCCAACGGCGCGTTTAACGTCTTCGTCAGTCGGTACGCGATCAAGGTATTTATTGAGAGTCAATGCGCCAGTATCCGCTAAGTGCTCAGTGATTTTTTTCAGTTGCTTAACCGCACGAAAAACGTCTTTCACGCTCTCGTTATCCGCTGACGGCATCGTTTCACCTTCGATCACTTCCCCGTCAATGAACAATGGAATGCTGTCGATGAATGCGCCACGGTTGAGGAATTTGTTCACCTCGGCTGTAGTGATGATCGGGTAGGCCTTGATTAACCCAAACAGGGTTACCGCCATTGATTCATCACGCCATGAACTCTTCCCTTTGCCGTTTCGGATGGCAGCAATCAATGCATCCTGATGATTTAGGCTCAGCAAATCGTAATCACCGACCACGATGTAGTGAGTGCTCAATGCTTCCAGATTCACAGGCTTTGCGTGGCTGTTGTGGGGTTTATGTGGTTTGTGTGGCTTCCTTTCTGGTGAGTTTTTATTCACAAACGCCTTTGCTTCGCTCTCGCTCATTCCGATTTTCACCAGTGCGGCAACAGCTTTTGCTGGTTTCCATGCAATTAATTTCTTGTGTTTTGCGATAATTTCTTCTGCTTTCTTATTGAGATTCATTCTTATTTATCCAAAAAAAATAGGGGGGTACATATTTAGTACTTTTCGTGACTGCCAGTTTTTTTGGCTTTTCCCCACTTTGATAATTATTTTCACTTGGCTGTTTTTTCGTACTCAGCCCTAGTGATCCCCTAACCTCCGTTCCACAGCCAGAAGACACAGCCATTTTCGGTACTACTGGTTAGCTCCTTGCCCTAAAGCGTTTCCTGATTTTGGCTTGTCCTCTGGCTGTGCTTTCGGGGCTAACAACGGCTTCTCTGTATAACCTTGCATCGATCTGTAATTCTTTTTGAAGAACAGCCTGAGCCATGTGTTAGCAGCCCTAGCGCCTGTGTTATCCTTGCGATGCGGCACAGGATCTTCATCCCGCCGAAGTTTGTAGACGTATGCGTATTTATCCCTTGCATACTCCCTTGTGGTTGAGTTCATCGCGGCAAGAATCTTTTGAATCCATTCCGCGTCACCCGAATGATAAATTTCGGGCATTATTACGTTGTGATTCGGGTATGTGTTCACGGCTTGGATTCGCCTTTCTGCGCGTCGGGTGGCGCGTTCTGTGCGTAAAATTACTGAAGTTAAATTTTGTTTGGCAAAAATAAAGAATCGTCGTCTATCCTGAGATAGATGATGCATTGTGTAGATGGGTGTGCTTTTTCAGCACAGAGATGTTAAAGAGCGAGTATTCCTATTCGACTTTGCTGTATAAATTCGGTCTATATTCCAATTTACCGTTAGTGATCCGACTTAGCTTGAGAGCTGCCCTCTCAGGAATAATGTTTTTCCATTGAGAAACCGCAGCGTCAGACACGTTTAGTTTCTCAGCGATAATTCTCTGACTGCCGAAAAATTTAATCGCTTCATATTTGAACATTTCACAATCTCAATTTAAGATTACTTTAATTATTTAACTAAAGGAATCTTAAGTCAAGAGGATTTAAGATCACTTAACTATGAAAACAACTATTGGCGAACGCATTAGATTGCGTAGAAAAGAGCTGAAACTCACCCAACGAGAACTCGGCAGATTTGTCGGAGTTTCACATGTGGCTATTTCTCAATGGGAAAAAGAAGATACAGAGCCAAAAGGAGATAACCTATTGGCTCTGGCATCCGCTTTAGGGTGTTCAGCCGAGTATGTTCTTAAAGGTGAGTTTGATGATAATTCAAACGTTTCATTTCTTAGGTTCAATAGGACAAGGGGGGAATATCCGCTAATTAGTTGGGTTTGTGCTGGAAATTGGAGTGAAGCGGTGGAGCCTTACCATAGACGATCTATTGATGACTGGTATGAAACTACAGTCAGCTGTTCTAATAATTCCTTTTGGTTAGAAGTGAAAGGAGATTCAATGACATCGCCGTCCGGGCTAAGCATACCGGAAGGAATGATGATTTTAGTGGATCCTGAAATAGCGCCCATTAATGGCAAATTAGTTATCGCTAAATTGGAAAGTGAGAACGAAGCAACATTTAAAAAATACATTGTTGACGCTGGAAATCATTACCTGAAGCCCCTCAACCCACAATACAGAATGATACCAATCAACGGGAATTGTAAGATCATTGGTGTTGTTGTGGATGCAAAAATCGCTAGACTCCCATAACCAATAATCTAAAACCCTCTACAGAGGGTTTTGCCTATCTATACCAGACTATCTTCGCTTTCTCTCCTATAACAATATCTAATCAAGATATCTTCATTTTAAATTTAAGTTCATTTAACTTTTTCTATTGACTTGCTTGTTAAGTTATCTTAAATTTAAACGCATCGAACAGGCAGGACGCCCACGAAGTAGCCGCCAGTGGCATAAGAAGAGCTGGATGATTCGATAATTAACAATACCAAGTTATATCAGTACGCTCTTTAACAGACAGCGCTGAAAAAGTGCACCATTCTTACCAGTTGATTACTGACTGAGATGTGAAAACTACTCAATCACAAATCAACTAAGGGGAGATGATATGCACAACTTTCATGGCTACAACAATGCAAGAAAAAGAAGGCATGGACGCAGAAAAGAGCAACAAGAAGTGTATAACAATGATAAAGCCATAAATATGGCGTTAAAGACTGCTCTCAATCCTGAAGAAATTACAATACCAACACGACCAGTATTATCACTAAACAGAAAAGCAATGGATCGTGTTAATAAAGCAATTTCAATCCAAACTGCTCCAAATTACGATAATTTCAATAACTGCTGCTTACCCAATGCAGCTCTCTACTCAACCAAAACTAAAACCCGCCGTCGCCTGGAATCAGGCGGAGTTACTGCCAGAGTGTGATATTTTCTTTATTAAAGATAATCTTGAATTGAAAAAATTACTCCGCATTCAATAAAAGGTAATTATGAAAACTTTTATCTTTGCAGCAATAGAGCGAGCTAACACCGATCAACAGCTCCCTATTAAAATTAAATGTGTTGCTGAAAATTATCACCAAGCAAAAGCGATATTATCTGGTGAATATATCACAGCGTGGGCTGGTCAAATTATTAATCGTAAGGAATAAACAATGACAAATAAACTACAAGCAGCCGTCGAGATTGCAGAAGAAATG